TATCCTTGACTTCGTGCGCCTTCCCCGTTCCGAAGCTCCCTGGATTAAAAGATGCGTCGATCTCAGCCCCGGAGATTGGAACACCACAGATGCAAAAATTAAAGATGCCATCCTCTATGGAATTAAATCCGGAGACATCTGGCTCAACAAAATAAAATATGATGACAAAGCTAGGAGAATTTTTGGAAACGTTTGCCTTGAAGTATACCTGCCCTCACGAGGAACTTGCCTCTTGCAACATATCAATCTCGGTGCCTGTGAAGTCGGGAACATCAAAGAGGCTTTCGTACTTGGCATGTCCCAGTTGTGCGAGCTCCATAGTAGCACAGGTGTCGGGTCAACTGGCGAGTACCTCCCATCAGAAACGGATCGCCAAGTCGGACTTGGATGCCTTGGATTAGCTAATTTATTAAGAAGATATAAGGTGAGTTATGACTCCTTTGGAAGTGCGTTGGCTAAAGTCAATGCCGGAGAGTCAGTTGATGGAGATACCGCAGGTGAAATTGCTTGGCAACTTAAACTGGGTATTGAGTCTGCCGCCACAGTGGCTCGCAATAATAGAATGGTACGGGCATTTGCTATCGCACCGACCGCCTCGTGCAGTTATAGAAGCAAAGATTTGGATGGCTATACATGCACACCAGAGATCGCACCGCCTATCGCACGATCAGTTGATCGAGACTCTGGAACATTTGGTGTAGAGCACTTCGATTATGGTAATGTAGAAATTGCCAGTCAAGTAGGCTGGAAAGCTTACAAGAAAGTAGCAGATGAAATAATGATAATGTTAGATAATACAGGACTTCTTCACGGCTATTCATTTAATAGCTGGAGTGATGTTGTAACATACGACAGAAACTTCGTGGAAGAGTGGTTACTCTCACCCCAGACCTCCTTATACTACTCCCTGCAAGTGATGTCAGACGTACAAGATAAAACCGATGCGTATGCAGCATTAAGAGATGAAGACGTTGATGATTACTTACAGGATATTCTCTCTGTTAAAACAGATGAGGCACCAATAACCTGTGACTGTCAAGAATAATGAAAAAAGATCCATATGAAAAATTACTTGGGAGAAAACGAAAGTGGTCTCCCGTCCAAACTACAGCTGGTAAACTCAAAGAGGGAGCTGAAGAAACCATCTACCGTGCTCTTGCAATACGCCATATGGAGTTACCAGTTGGCGGATGGATTTCAGAGAGCCTTGAAAAAAATGTTCCCGACTCTGCTCGAACACTTTTAGAATCAAACGTTAAAGATGAGGAAAATCATGACCTTGCTCTTGGGTATATTGCTAATTCAATTGGGGTTAACGTTGAGGCTGAAGCCGAGGCACTCCGATTAAGAACAGCATGGGAAGAACACCCAGATCACACTATATTAAAAGCTTTGGTGGCTGAACGTGCTATATTCTTTGTTTTATTGCCTTTCTTTCGTTTTTGTGGTGATGCTGGTCTCAGAACGGTATCAGCTGATATTTCCAGAGATGAACAAATCCACGTGGCTTGTAATTCTTTGGTATGTAACGATATGGGCTTATCTCCTAGTCAATCTTTGGATAAACTTAGGAAGGCCACGATTAATTGGGTATTCCAACCCCTAGGTATAAATACTACCGATAAATATTTGGACAAAAATTTTTGGCTGGATGCGAGTGATCGCTTAATGTATGAAGGTAAAGCTCCAGAGTTTTCTGACACACAACGAGCACGCATGCCAGCTTTCTTTGAACACTCAAATGTCAATCTCCCTAGCTACGCTTAAGCTACACAATGAGCGACTGGATGAACTAATTAGCAGGCTTGATTCTAACTTTGGTTGGAAACCAGTTCATCCTAAAGAACCAATCGAATCGATCATGTATCGTGCGGGTCAAGCCAGCGTCATAGATTATATAAAAAATATTATGGAGGATGAAATCTAATGTGTTTAGGAGGTTCACCGAGCCCGCCGCCACCACCACCTCTAGCTCCGCCACCACCTCCACCTCCACCTCCACGTGCTCCTATCCCTGAACCGGAGCCGTTGGTAGGTGAAGACGTGAACCCTGCTATTCGTCAGGCTAAGAAGAAAACTGGTAAAGAATCTAGTCCTTATTCTAAAGGTACAGGTTCCCTAAGAATTCCTCTTAAGTCTAGTGTGAATACAGGTGGTACAGGTGGTTCAACAACAGGAGTTAATCCATGAATGCACGTGAGAAATATAATAAGCATTCTGTTAAACGGCAACAGTTCCTACACAGTGCTGTAGAATGCTCTAAACTCACGTTACCTTATCTAATTGCAGACGATTTAAGTTCTCGACCTAATTATAAAAATCTTCCTACTCCATGGCAGAGTGTAGGTTCTAAAGTAGTAGTGACGTTAGCAGCAAAACTTATGCTAGCGTTACTACCACCTCAGACTACATTCTTTAAGCTACAAGTTCGGGAAGATAAATTAGGGGAAGGGATACCACCAGAGATGCGAAGTGAACTAGATCTTTCTTTCTCTAAGATAGAGAGATTGATTATGGATTACATCGCAGCCTCTAGTGATCGTGTTGTAATTCACCAAGCTCTAAAGCACCTCATCGTAGGTGGGAACGCCTTATTATTTATGGGTAAGGATGGAATAAAAAACTTCCCATTAAATAGATATGTCGTCAACCGTGATGGTGATGGTAACGTTTTAGAAATCGTAACAAAGGAACTAATCAGTCGTCAGATACTGGAGAAAGAGCTACCAGAAATCAAACCTAATGCAGTTAATGATGAAGGTGCGACAAGCTTAGATGGAGATGACGTAGAAGTGTATACTTGCGTCAAATTGGACGACAAAAGTGGACGTTGGATCTGGTACCAAGAGGTATTTGATAAAATAATTCCTAGTACTAGAAGTACAGCTCCAAAGAATGCAAGTCCATGGCTACCACTCCGATTCAATACAGTGGATGGTGAGGACTACGGAAGAGGTAGAGTAGAAGAGTTCATCGGTGATCTAAAATCACTTGAAGGACTGTCACAAGCTCTAGTTGAGGGATCAGCAGCTGCTGCTAAAGTAGTATTCTTGGTCTCACCTTCCAGTACAACCAAGCCACAAACAATAGCCAATGCTGGTAACGGTGCAATCGTTCAGGGTAGACCTGAAGACGTTGCTGTTATACAGGTAGGTAAAACAGCTGACTTTAGTACAGCTGCAAACTTGGCTCAACAAATTGAGCGAAGATTGTCTGATGCATTTCTTACAATGAATGTACGTCAGGCTGAGAGAGTCACAGCCGAAGAGGTTCGACTAACTCAAATGGAATTAGAACAACAGCTAGGTGGACTATTCAGTTTGCTCACGGTTGAGTTCTTAATACCATATTTAAACAGAACCCTATTAGTACTTACTCGTAGTAATCAAATCCCTAAGATCCCTAAAGATCTTGCACGTCCATCTATTGTAGCTGGTGTTAATGCACTAGGCAGAGGACAAGATAGAGAAAGTTTAGTCACCTTTATTGGTACCATTGCACAAGCTATGGGTCCAGAGGCACTACAGAGATACATTAATCCAGGTGAAGCTATCAAACGTTTAGCTACATCACAAGGTATAGATGTATTGAACCTAGTTAAGACTGAAGAAATGATTGCACAAGAGCAACAACAATTACAGATGCTTCAAGCACAGCAATCCCTTGTAAATCAGGCTGGTCAATTCGCTAATACAGCAATGATGGATCCAGAAAAAAATCCTGAAGGAACTGATGCTGCAGCTGAAATGATTAATTCTGTAGGTGCTCAAGTAATGGGTCAAGGACAACCACCTCAATAATATGCCAACTGAAAACACATTTACTACAACAGATACTACACCAACAACTACCTTAGTAGATAATTTAACATCAGACGAACAAGAATCTCTGGAAGTTGGTGAGAAACTAGTTACCGAACAAGAACAATTATTAGCTGGTAAGTATAAAAATGCTGAAGAATTAGAAAAAGCTTATGTTGAGCTTCAGCAAAAACTTGGTGATCGTGATTCCGAAGCAGGAGAAGAAGGCGACACTGTAGAAGACACACCTGAACCTAGCTCTAGCCCTGCTGTATCATTAATCAATGAGGCATCAGATGAGTACTGGAAAAATGGTGAGAAACTAACTTCTGAAACTATTGAAAAGTTCTCAAGTATGAGTTCAAAGGATTTAGTTGATGCTTATATAGAAATTACTAAGAATAATCCACAAGCTGCAACCGCTCAATCAGTAGACATTTCTGATGCTGAAGTTAATCAGATTCAGAACTCTGTAGGTGGGGAAGCTAGATACAATGACTTAGTTAATTGGGCTTCAAATAACTTAGGCCAAAATGAGATAAATGCATTTGATAATATAATCAATAGTGGAAACTCTACTGCTATACAACTTGCAGTAGCTGGTTTAAAATCTCAATATGATAGTGCCAATGGTTATGAAGGTAACATGTTAACTGGAAAATCTGCCCGAAGTTCTGGCGATACATTCCGTAGTCAAGCTGAATTAGTAGCTGCTATGGGAGATCGTAGATATGATAACGACCCTGCTTATAGACAGGATGTTATTGAAAAATTAGACCGATCTGATCTACAATTTTAAATGACAACAGCAACCTTAACTCAATCCAATTGGAATAAGTTTTGTGACTGGGTTACTAGCACCAATAACCGCCTCTACGTGGGGTGGTTTGGTGTCATAATGATACCCTGTTTAATTACAGCAACCACCGCATTCATAATAGCTTTTATAGCTGCACCACCCGTTGACATAGACGGGATACGTGAACCAGTCGCAGGATCTTTACTCTATGGAAACAACATCATCTCAGGAGCCATTGTACCGAGCTCCAATGCAATCGGACTACACTTCTACCCGATCTGGGAAGCGGGGAGTATTGATGAATGGCTCTACAATGGTGGACCATATCAACTCGTCGTCTTCCATTTTCTCACTGGTATCGCAGCTTACCTGGGACGCCAATGGGAACTTAGTTACAGATTAGGAATGAGACCATGGATATGTGTAGCATATTCAGCACCCGTAGCAGCAGCCTACGCAGTGTTCTTAGTTTACCCATTCGGACAAGGGAGTTTTA